CCCATACGACCACAGGGGCGCAGAGAATGCAGTAGAGGGCGATTAGGGATAGGAGGCGCATGTTAGGTCTCCAAATGGGTTTTGGCTGCGAGGATGAGGCCGCGAGAAGCGATTACGTGAAATTCCTTGTTGCCATCCCAATCGGCGTAAGCTGTCGAGTCCTTACACATATCAACGTACATTTCGCACAGATCACCTAGAGCGTCAGCCAAGTCACCCAATAAGGCTTTCTGTGCATCAACCTTGGCCTCAAGGTCCGCCAGGAGAGCCTCCTGTTGTTCGATCAGAGCGGCGGCTTCGCGCATGACCTGATGGTCCGGGGCTTCTGGGTGGCGGCCAGTGGCGCGCTCTCTAAGCCGCTCGACTAGGTTTTTGTTGGTCATGGTGTTTCCTTTAGGGCGCGGATGGCGGCGGCGTTAATGCCGTATGTCCGCTCACAGGCGACAGCAGCCTCCTCCAAAGCCCGCTCACGTTCGGCAAGGATGGCGCGGGCTATGATGGTTTCGGTTATGGCTCGTGTTTCTTTAGCTGGTCCGTTCCAAGTAGCATTGATTGCATCAAACTCTACACGCGCCGCAGCTTCGCACACATCCGCAGGGCACCAATCTGGTTTGGTCAAAACTCATCTCCTTTATCATTCGCAGATGGCATATCAGCCTCTTTCCAAACCCAGTTTTTAAGGACTGCATTCAGTGTTTTTAGACTTATCCCATAGCTTTCTGCGACTCTGCTTTTATGATCGCCGCCCTGCCATTTGATTGATCGGATAGCTTTAACGTACTCCCAATTCAGTTTTGCGTTAGGATTATTCGCGCCTTGCCGGTCCTTAAATCTGCGATTTGCGAAGCTTTCTTGCATCGTTCCCCACCGCCAATGACGGCCATTTACGCACCCAATTACCCGGCAAATTTGCACCGGCACCATGCCGGGAGGGTTTGGCCCATTGACAATTGTGCATGAAATCCAGCTAGGCGAACGTGATCCAGAGGTCCAAATTACTTTCTTCTGATCATTCAGCGGCCACTGACATTCATCAGTTTTTATGTCGGCAAGGTTGGCTAAATGCTGTAATGCCACTGATCTCGGGCGGCCTGGAGGTATCTTTGAGTTCATGTAAAGCTCCTATAACCCTTGTGTAGCATAGGTTTTCCGGTTCGTCAATACCTGATTTCCTAGCCTTGACCATATATGACCATCAACCCTATAGCAACTCCCCGTCTACTATAATAGAAAATCACCTCCTTAGGGGTTTAGTGTCATTTATAGTCAGGGGTAGAAGGTACACCGCCAAATTACGATGAGCCAATTTGACCTGAGTTATCAGATAGACCCGCCTAGCTATCGCTGCCCGCCTGACGCGACGCCCCTTGCGCATAGCCATGCAACGTGCTAGGTGTTTGGGGAGAGGGATAATTCACAGTTTGAACAACATTCAGAAAATCAGCTAAATGGCAGGTGGCGGTGCAAGACCAGGGGCAGGGCGTAAACCGGGTGTGGTCAATCGGTTTAACGAACTTGCACGAGCCAAGGCTGCTGAGGGTGGGATCACGCCGTTGGAATACATGCTTAGCGTTTTGCGGGATGAAGGCAACGAAATGGCCATGCGCATGGACGCAGCTAAATCGGCGGCTCCCTATCTTCATGCCAAACTTACTAGCGTCGAACACAAGGGCGGGCTTGACGTGACGACGCAGACCAAGGAACAGCGAGACGCAGCAGTTGCAGCCGCAGCACTCGCTAACAGCTGAGGACTACGCCTTCTCAAGGCTCGTCAGCTACGCAGCCTATCAGTGGCCGCAATACCAGCTAGCTAAACACCATCTGCTCATCGCCCGCCATCTTGAGGCCGTCGAGCGCGGTGACATCACCCGGTTGATGATCACGATGCCGCCGCGCCACGGCAAATCCATGCTGGCGTCTGAGTTCTTCCCTGCGTGGTATCTAGGGCGCAATCCAAACCACTACATCGTCACAGCAACCTATGGGCAGGATTTGGCTGACGACTTTGGCCGCAAGGTCAAGCGCCAGATTGAGGACGCAAGTTTTCAGGCTGTGTTCCCCGGCGTATCGCTATCAGGTGACAGCCGCGCTAGCTCACGCTTCGCTGTGGAGGGCAATAGCGGCGGTTTCGAGCATTCGACAAGCCAACGTGGCGCGTTCTACGCTGTGGGTGTTGGTGGGCCTCTGACTGGCCGTGGCGCGCATCTGTTGCTGATCGATGATCCGGTGAAAAACCGTGAGGAAGCCGAAAGCGAGGTCATCCGCAAGAAAACCAAGGATTGGTACACCTCGACGGCATATACTCGCCTAATGCCTGGAGGGCGCATTGTGGTCATTCAGACGCGTTGGCATGAAGACGATCTAGCGGGCTGGCTGCAGATTGAGCATAAGCACGAGGATTGGGTCGTTCTTGACCTTCCAGCCATCTCCGATGAGGGGACGGCGCTATGGCCTGAGCAATATGACATCCCGGCACTAGAGCGCATCAAGCGCGCATTGCCGCCTCGCGACTGGTCAGCGCTCTATCAGCAGCGGCCAAGCCCTGAGACTGGCGACTATTTCAAGCGAGAATGGATACACCAAGTCGACAGCATGCCTGACAGGTCAACCCTGCGACTCTATGGCGGGTCTGACTACGCTGTGACGAGCAATGGCGGAGACTACACCGTTCACGCTGTGGTGGGGCTTGATCCAGAGGGCAAGCCGTGGCTGATGGACCTGTGGCGGGCACAGGCTAGCTCTGACGTTTGGGTTGAGGCGTTCTGCGATCTGGTTCAGAAGTGGAAGCCCATTGGCTGGGCTGAGGAAACCGGGCAGATCAAGTCTGGCGTTGGGCCGTTCTTGACGCGGGCGCAGTTGAGCCGGGGGGCATACGTTAGCCGTGAGCAGTTCCCAACGCGGGGCGATAAGGCTATCCGCGCGCAGTCATTCCGTGGTCTCATAGCTACGCGAGGGCTGTACGTGTCCAAGGATGCCCTATGGCTGAGCGACCTGATAACCGAGATGATGTCGTTTCCGGTTGGTGTGCACGACGATCAGGTTGACGCGCTCGGATTGGTTGGGCAGTTGATCGACCGCATGTTGGCGGGGAAGCCCGCTGAAGTCATAACCCCCTTGCCAGTGTCGGACGAAGATGGCATAGTTGCGCCTGGAATTAGGAGGAGACGGTGATGGATCACGGCGAGTTGGAGAAATTGCGCAGTGAAATTCTATTGGCTATTGAGCCGTACACTCGCGTAAGCAGCCTGCATAATTACGGTCCAGGGGGTTTATCTAGGGTTGAGCAGGCCGAAATCAAAACAGGTACGTTTATACTTGAGGATGTGACGTATATTTTAGATCGGTTTATTCCGGAGCCGCCAAATGCCTAGCTACACCCTCTCCGACATCAAGGACGCCCGCGACCGCGTACGCGCTGACATGGTGCTTGAATACAACACGATGCACGGCACGAATTATCTAACGGCCAAGCACTTGAACGGTCTGGAGATTGAGGCTAGGCTACAGACTTATTTGCGGTTTGGGCTGTCGGTGGATGAGTTGGAGCCGGTGGCGAGTGAGGAGGATGGGGATGGTGATGCGGTCAAATAACACTAGTGCATGGTTGACTGGTTATGAGATTATAACCGATGATGCAGCTAAGAGACATGTCGAAAGCAGGCCACTAGAGCTGCTTACTGCCGCGTGGAAATGGCAGCGAATTGATCTGACGCAACTATCCCCTTTCAAAACCGTTGTTGCGCCAACCTCAGACGCCCTGATCTTCGTTAAAGATTAACACAGGATAACCACCATGGCTAAACTCACCAAAGACGAACTCAAAGACCTTGAAGCCGCTGGCTATGTCGAGGGCAATATGACCACATTCCCAGAGAACGTCAGCCCTGTGCTGCGCGCCAAGGCTCTTGAAGCCTGGACCGCAAAGCAGGAAGGCGAAGTGACCGCCTTGGATATGCCGACTGCCGTTGATCGCCAGAACGAGCTTGCGCGGGAACGTGCTGCTGGTGATGATAAGGTTGACCCACTGGATCATGACAATAACGGTCGCAAGGGTGGCGCTAAGCGCCAGATCGACGCGGCTAACTAACACGGGGCTTTCCTCAAGGCGAAGCGGATGTAGCCGAAATCTCAGCCAGCCATGTTGTCCCTGCCCCACTAGTAGTATTCGAGGGTAATGGTTAGGCGAGCCGCATAAATAAGAACCTAGCATTACGGCTGAACTTCGTGCGTCAGATACGGGTGCTGCCGGGTATCACCCGGTGCCCTACTCAGGTAGGGAGGAATTTAAGCCCTGTCAGCAATGGCAGGGCTTTTTTCTTGCCCCTATTGCACGTTCGCCCGACGCATGCTAACGTCTAAGAACTGTTCGGCCACAGGATTAAATCATGCCCTTGTCAAACGCGCAAAAACTCCAGGCACTCGGTGTAGCTGGTGGCCTAGCCAAAGAACTCACAGCACAGATTACGGCGGGTACGGGGAACAGCCGGAGGCTCAAGGAGCTAGCGCTTGGTGCGCCGCTGCTGTGTGATTATGTGGCGTCCTCCATCACGGCGGATACGTTCAACGTCAAGATTGCTACTGAGCGCGGCATGGATAGCGTTCTCGCGCCGATGCTTAAGAAGATGATTGAGGGGACGATTTGATGACAGCGCCAAGTGATCGCATTCTTGACTTCGACGCTATTAATCTAATTATTCGTGACTTTGTGCCGTTTTCTCTGTTTGAGGAGCAAGACTGCAATGGGGAAATTGTCTACAAGTACACGATGAGCGACGTTGAAATCGGCTCGAACGGCAACAAGGTCTCTGTGTTCTTTACCGATGATGACAACTGGAAACCTGTTATCTATGCGGCTCTTGAAAAGCTAAAACAGGGGCGCAACTAGTTGCCTGATCCCGTCACCTACGACAACGTAGGCACAGGAGAGGCTGACGAAAATCGTTCAGCCAAAGGCATCCTTGC